GAACCGTTCCCAAGTGCTGCGTATATTTCTGTAAAGTTTGCATTTATCTTAGTTGCACCTGCACGAAGAGTATCGCCATTTCCATCGTTTGCGCTGCTTCCTATTCCTACACTTTGTAAAGCCATGTTCTATCCCTCGTCAAATGTGTCTGATGTTGAATCTAAAGTAACAGATGTACTGTCGAATCTTGGAGCAGACGTAGCTATAGACACAGTAACAGAACCTACGCCACCTGTTGCAGATACGCCAGTAACTCTATCAACTTCTGTTATTGTTACCGTTACCCTTCCAACTGATGCAGTCATAAGAGTTCCCTGATGTCCCACAGGATTAAATCCGTATAAGGCTCTGCTCTCTACTAGAGAAGTATCGGGCCTTGGATTACGCAAAGATTGGGGGTCATTTATCTTTAATCTACCAAGAAAGTTTTGTGGTTGATCTGGATCAGCAACATCTCTCCCTACAAGAAATCCTGTTTTTACGCCATTATTGTACTCAGGTACAAGATCTTTTAAAGGGTATCTAAACCCTGTCTTGTCACAGAAACCAAAGGCATATTTAGCTTTTGCGTAACTCATTAGCCACCCATAAACGTATCAAAAGGAACGAACTTGATTGACGCTGTTTCTTCATCTTCCCCAGATGCAAGCTGAAACTGAAACTCATACTCTTGTTTTAACGCCGCTGCTCTAGCAGCTACCTCTGGCTTCTTCATAGCTATATAATAAGCTAGACCAGAAACTAGAGCAGGTACAAATCTTGGTGGTACAGATGTAACTGAAGACCCTATGCCAGAAGTCAGACCATCTATACCTTTAAGCCTAAAGTAAGACAAAGTGTACGGTGTTGTGCTGTCTGGTACAGGCCATAAGGTTATTTTTGTTTCCGTTGGGAGCCTTTGGACGTAGATCTGGGTCGGCCTACCTTGCGTTTCTTTGTTGGTTTGTTGGGCGTAGGTTGCGACACTGACCCTTTGGATGGTGGTGTCGGTTTGGTTGACACCTGTACCTGTACGGATTTGGTGTTCGATGATGTCAATCGTGTCCGAAGGTAACGTATAAGTCGCAGTACCTGCCGTAATGGATAAAGTATTAGATTCAATAGTGAAGAGATTAAGCCCACGGTTTTGCCACTCCAATGTTAAAATGTTAAGGCTCCTACGAGCCGTTTTAAGATCATAGCCTGAACGCATTTCAAGACCTGCCCGCTCATAAGCTTCTTCAAATAACTCTGGTAGATCTGGTGTTACTACTGCCATGATGATTTCCTATGTAACTACACTTCTGTGTCGTTTCGTTTTCTTTGCAATTTTTTTAGGTTGAGCCACATGCTGCTTGCCTGAAGCCTTGCCTGCTCGCTTTGCTCTTGATGTGGCTGCATACTCAGCAGGGCTAAGAGACTTAATAGCCGAAGAAGGGAGGTAGCGTTCGCCAGTAGCATTACTGCCTTGGGTAGAAGGCTTGCCACTTTTAGTTCGCCACTTCTGCTTAGTCCAAGATTTAAGGCTTTTTTGAGACTTTTTTAGAGCCATTTCTCATTATACCTTTTAAAGTTTTGGCTTGCTTTGCATGTAGTTTAGAAGCCTTGTTTAAACCCTTCACAACTTTTTTTACTTTCCTTCTATTCTTATTAGTAAGTGCCATCAATCTTTGTAACCTCCCCCTGCTTTTTTGTAAGCTTTAGCAAGCATCTGAGCTTTTCTAGCAGACCATTGTCCAGGTGCTCCGCCCTTACCACCTGCTTTTATTCTATTAAATATACGCTTTCTTTTTGCAGGTTGAGTGTAATTACCTGCTTGATTAACTTTACTCTTAGACTTTTTCTTTTTAGTTTTCCCACCTTTACCCATACGGATTAGTTCAAGGTCTTTTACATCGTCGCCTGTAGATGTGAATCCAGATCTTTCTTCCATTCTGTTACCTCTTAGTTGACTAGGCATCTGGGCACGAGAGATTGCCATCTAACACTTCCATCTTTTTCTAGCTTGTCTCAAACGTGAATTAGGATCTTTAGCTGCTTTAGGAAACTTCTTCATCTGCCCTGCGGAACGAGCACAGAATGACTTACGTCTCTTTGCATCCTTACTGCCCTTCTTTACTTTGCCAGTAACAGCGGTCTTTAGTTTAGACCCTGGGTTCTTTTTACGGTATGCTGCAACACCTGCTTTAGTCATTCCCGCCCCAGATTTAGTGGGACGGAAATTCTTTTTGTTGCGTTTGGGCATCTCACCCTTTTTCTTCACAGCCATATCTACTCCAGTAGAAGAGTAATCACTGATCCAGATCCGCTCAACGCAGAAACAAAACAACCATCATCTGCCAGTATGCCATCGTTAGGAAGGAACACATCGTTCCAACCCGCAGGCAGCGTAAGATCAAGAAGTGTGGCTCCTGTGGCAGAACCATTCTTAATTGTAAAAGCGGTTATGTTTGTTGCGTATACTAGAACCCCTTGCAGCCTGCTGCGAGAAGGCCCAACTAGACCTGCTGAGAAACCCGAAGTAGCTACGTTAAAAGCCCGTATCTCTTGTCCTGCCATGTCTATCTCCTATTAAGGTTGAACAGCAGTATTAAAAGCCTGAGCATACATTACTGTTATAACAACTGATCCCGCATTCGTACCTGCGCTTGAGGTAGCTGTTAATTTTAAATCGGATGTACCAGTGTTCTTCCATGTAAGTGTACCACCACCAGCAGCACCTAAAGCTTTGATACCTACAGTGGTCCCAGAAGCAACAGCATTAACAAGAGTTGCTGCGCCGCCTACAGTATCACCAACACTAATATTTGTTGTGGTGTTAGCAGCTACTTCTAAATCGATAATTATATCTACGATTTTTGAATTAGCGGGGATCACTACATTTGTGGCTTCCGCTGCAACAGCACCGCCAGATATATCCATTACATGTTGTTGAGTCATTACAACATAGCCAACATTTGCTATGTCTGATCCAACGGTAGTGCCCGTTGTATTTCTAATATTACCTGCCCGAATCGGACCTGAAAAAGTTGTCGTACCCATGTTGATCTCCTGTCTAGGGTTAGTCAGTCACACCATGTGACTGTCAGGGATGCAAACAGAGTAACTTACTTTTAAACAAAAAGAAAGGGGCAACCGAAGTCGCCCCAATCAAAAGATTTATTTAGGTTTATGCACCTGGAGATCCATACATTCCTAATGGATCTGATACACCGAAAGAGTAACGCTCTCTCGCTTTGTAGCGAACGTTTCCTGTATCGAAGTCTCCGTCCATAGATGTCTGCATAGCAGTACGCACAAAGTGCTTCATGCCGTTTGGAACATCTGTAGTTAAGAAGAACGCATCGTTATCAGTTAGATAATGATTTACGCGATAACCTTCTGGTATAGAACCATTGGTGTTGATTGCGTTAATATCATTATCTGCTGTTCCAACACGAAGATCTGTCTGCAACAAGCGAGTCGCAACAAACATCAATGCAGGCGGAACGATTAACTTACGAGGACGTGCAGCAATTAATAAACCACGTTCGTCAGTGAACGCAGCAATATTAATAACCGCTTCCTCTAAAGATGTTTCATTCAAGTCAGCCGCAACCGCAGGACGGTTTGCGTTTGAACCACCTTCAACTGTTGGGTGACTGGTTGAAAACAAAGTTACACCATCACCTGAGTTGAATGTAGTAAAGCCTGTATTAAGCAAAGATGCCGCTTTAACCTGCTTTGTATACGCCATACCTCTAGCTAGTGCTTTGGTATAACGAGCAGATAGTGAATCATACAAGTTATCTTCCATTGCTTCTTCAGTAATGGAAAATCCCATTGCAACCGTTTCGTGGTTGTAACGAGCTGTAAATGATTCTTGTGCATTGTCGTAAGATATTGATGCGCCTTCAGCTTTCACTGGGGCAGCGCCAAATCCTGACAACTTCACTTCTTCTTCAAAACTGCGATCTGAGTTCTCAGTTTCATAGAACTCTGCGTGTTCGCCTTCGTACTTCTCGTACTCTAAACCGAATAATGCATTAAGTCCTGGTAGTAGCTCTTTGAGGAGCTGTGCGCGTGATATAGCCATCGTCTAAACTCCTTATAAGCCAACATTATTTGTCATTTGATGAGCACCTGGATTGAACTTAACAAGAACATCTGGGAATGCATCACCTGGATCTGACACGTGAGAAACGATGCGAAAAGCTGCCGCAGCCGTTTTTACAGTAGCATCCAATGCAGATGTAGAGTTACCTGTCGAGGTAGAACCTGTTGAGGTAGACTGTGCTGCCGCAAAGAATGTGTTTGTGCCAATGATTGTTTGAGCACCTGTGCCATCAAGCTGCGCTTGAAATAGTACATTTGGATCATCAATCACATAGGCTTTAATCGCACCACCATTGGATGTACCAGTTGGGTAATGCTGATCCTGTATCAGTTGACCTGAAGAGTTAACGTATTCACAACCAACGAAAACGCCTATTGCGCCAACGCCTGTAGTGCCTGATATGCTATTGGAGGTTAGGTCTGCACCTGAACCTGTAGCCAACGCAATGTACCCATCTGCCCCAATGATGACGGCTTGACCATAAAATAGGTTTGTACCTTCACCTGCGGGATCGATGAGATATTGGTTCGTAGAACCTGCATACGGCATTCCGTCTGATCGTCTAATCGGACGTAGTCCATATGGAGCTGCTGTAGTAGCCATGTCTCATACTCCTAAAAGTTTTAAATTACGACAAGCTACCCTTTCGAGTCACTTGCCAAACGAGTTTCGTGTGCTTCGCTCTGGTTTTAGAACGGGCATACGGGGGTCTGAGTTGCGTAAGTAGCTGTTATCCACAGCATCCATTTGGTTTTCTGCCTGTTGGAGCTGTGCATCGCGTCTAGCTTGCACATTTTCGGTAGAGTTCTGGCATAGCAGTAATCCACCGACCTCAATATTGTCTGTAAATCGAGAATCGATATCAGACACAACTTGAAGGTTTGGGTGATCCTCTTTCCGAACAGGTGTCCATCCCTCACGAAATCTGGAAGATACATTCGTATTGTCACTATTCCCAAGTGTTGATGTGCGAATCCAACGGTACTCAATACCATTTTTGGGTTCGGGGCTTGGTAACATCGAAGGTCTCGTCCATGACACCTTACGTTTTGACTCTTCACGAGTCTCTGTAGTGCGTGAGTTTCGGTTCGTCATTGTTTCACTTCCTTCATTAATTGCGCCGCATATTGTTCATTTGACAGACCAAGCCTCTTGGCGAGAGAGACTTGCGTTGAGGTCAGTTGCACTTTGCGTGGTTTTTTACCGCTTCTAGCGGCAGGGGCGACCACGTTGCCCGTCTGACGTTGGGGTGCTGATTCCTCAATAGTAGTCCCATCGTCAAACTTATCTGGGAAGACGCGGCGAACCGCATCATCTATTTCACTATAGTACTGATCACTTCTTGGATCAATACCACTTTTTACAAGTTTTTCGTGAAGTCCATAAGCGTATCCTGTCATTTCAGGATCTTTTTCAAACCAATCATTATTTTTTGCCCACTCTAAAGCACGATCATCTGGACGTGGTGGCTGTGGAGTTTGCTGTTGGTACTGAGGTTGTGGTTGCGGTGTCTGTTGTTGCCTAGACTGTGGCTTAAAAGACTCATATTTTAATTTTTCTGCTTGTAAGGCAGATAATTGTTCTTGAGCATTAACCAAAGCGTCTGGATCACCAGATTCATAAGCTGCCTTGTACGCTGTTTTAGCTTTATCAATTTCTGCTGCAACTCTGCCTTTAGCTTGATTTACAAGAACACCTTCACCTTCGTCTAAAGTTTTACGAAGTTTTTCATTTTCAAGTTTGACTTGCTCGGCATATCGAAGCGCTTCCTCTTGAAGTCTACTAGCTTCCTGCCTTGCTTTTTCTTCATCACGATACCTTTTTGTAAGTTGATCAATACGTTTCTGTACGCCAGCAGTATACTTATCAACCTCGTCTTGAGGTTCAGGGTTTTCGGTGTTACTAGACTCATCCTCTGTTTTTGAAGAAGTGTCATCAACAACTTCTATTTCAAAACCGTCGTCATCTTGATTCGGTGTTTCTTTTGTAGCCTCAATAGCTTCAGCTACTGTCTCTTCTTTAGTTTCAAATTCTTGTTCTTCAGCTAGATTGTTCATGCTCTTGAATACCCCCTTGGATCTTCCACAACTGCTTCCACAGTGTCATCGTTAATAAGACGAAACTCTTTCCCATGTACTTTAAATCGAGTGCCTGAGTAAGATCGAAAGATTACAAAGTCTCCTTTCTTACAATACGATCCATGTGGAAATTTTTCTTTATCAGCGTAGGCATCTGCGCCTAGCTCCATAACAAAACCAATAATAGAAGCAGTCTCTTCTGATGCTTTAAGGCCATCAGGCATAATCACCCCACCGTCTGTCTTGTCGCTGATTTCTGGTACGCCGATAAGGATCTTGTATCCTTGTGGCTGTGGTAGTTTAGTAGCTACCTTTTCTTCTGTAGTCGCATTCCCTGTATACATTCTAATACCTTGCAGTGATTTAAAGGTTCACAGTCACCTTGCGTGGACATCCACGATATTCTCCCAAATCAGAGATTACATGAAAACATCTTATTGTTCAACATATCTCTTCTCAAGATCAGCTAAATCTTGTTTGATAAACTGAAGTGCTTCATTCCTCCCTACGATACGGCTGTACATTGCCATGTCTTCAGCTTGCCCTGACGCGAGGAAGGTCTTTATATCTTCCTCATACTCCTCAATCTTGCGTTTAATCAACGTAAAAACGTCATCCATCTCCCTTTGTTAACTCCTTCGCTACCTCTATCCCCAATTTTGCGCCCTCTTTCTGATCGTTACGTTGTGATTTGTCTAGATCAGTAGCGAGCCTGACGCCAAGACGTGCACCCTCACGTTGGTTCTCAGCGGCAATACGATCAGCGTCTAATTTTAGTTTGGCTGCATCCATCTGCATTTTATGTTGCAACTCTTGCTGTTTGATTTGTAGTTCTGCTTGCTGCATTTGTACAACCGGATCTTGTTGCTGCTGCTGCGCTTGTTGCTGCTGCGCTTCCATTTGGTCTTTTTGTAAGAGCTTTTCTGCCGCATCTTTTGCCAACCTTGAGATCTCTACCTCCACATCTTCTGGTAGTGGTTGATCTTCGTTTGGCATTTCTACCCCAAGCATCTTTTCAATCTCACGTCGGTATTGAAAAGCAACATGCTCTGTAACGTGCGCTGCCATAGCTTGTCCAATAGCTTGAGCAAACGGTGACTGACCAACCATCTCGCGCATTTTAGGATCTTGCATAGCCGCCATATGCACAGAAATGTGTGCCTCATGGTCTTGATATTTAAATGCTTTGACTGGCTCCTGCTTCAAGAGCATCATGTTTTCTGTAACAGGATCAGCAGGTTTGATATCCCCAGGTAATTTTATAATATCGTTTGCGTCTTGGATACCAAGAACTTCTAACATTTGACGATGTAACTTCCCCATGTCGTACAACTGAGGAGCCTGTTGAGATAGTTGCAAAGCTGCCTGATACTGCATAATACGTTGAGACATAGTTGCAGCATTAGGATCTGAAACAGGTATAACATCTACACGAGAATCAAAGTCTTTCTGCCTATCGAAGTCACCATCCATTTCATAAGCGTATTCTGTTGGCATGTAGTCACGTATAATTTTAGATAGTAGCCTAAGTTCTTTCTTCATAGACGCATGCATACGAGCTTGTACACCAGACATAACTTTCATGCTACGTTCCATAAGAGCAAGCGTTGTACCTACAGGTGCTTGAGCATTTGTGTCTCCAACCTGTATATCTGCAACGGAACCTATCCTACGTCCTTCTTCGACAATGTTGCCAAGTAACGAGTAGAGAACGCCTGATGGCTCTTTGTAAGGGATGAACGTAATCGAATCCCGTATCGCACCACCTGGAACATCCACGTCCCTGAACTCACCCGGCATAAGAGGGGTGTCGTCACCTTTAATGCGGAGACCGCGAGCTTTAAGACCCGCAGGCAAATTAGATAATGTACCCGCATCAATAAGTTGACGAAGAATCGAAGTCGCTGACTTAGCCAATCCACCAATGAGATGGATAAGACCTGTGCCGTAGAAACCCAAGCCAGGTAGGTATTTGTAATGTACAAAATGTAATCGTTTCTTTTTCTTTGCATCATCTTCATACCAATTCCTCCTAATCGCTAAAATTTCACGAGAAGTCTTGTCTACAGTAATAACATATGGTCGTGCTATTCCATCTGGATCATCAAACTCTTCTGGCATGTTCATGGTAACATGCATCTCAAGAATCGTATGGCGATCATCGTCCTCTACAACAGCACTCTCTCCATCAAGTTCGTCATATTTTTCTTGGATGTCTGAAAAATCTGGCTCTGGATCTGGTAGATCTACCTCACGGTAGAATCCAGCAACCTGTAGCTCTAGTATCTCGTTAGATGTTTTTTTCATTATGTGCGTGTACCGTGGGCAAGACGCAAGGTCTGATGCACCATAGGAAGCAACGAAGTCTTCTGCTGGAACGAACATAGCAACGGGTCTGTCCTCTAACGGGTCATAGTAAACCTTTTTAAAAGCAGAGCCTGCAAGCGGTAGCTTAAAGAGCATTTGTTCTGTCTCATCACGATATTCCGTCATCTCTTCAGTCAGAAGATAGTTCATTTCTGTCTGGATTCTGTCTGCTTGATCTATTTTTTCTGGCGTAAGTTTTCCCATAATCTTAGTTCTTACTGGCCCAGACGCAGGAAATATCTCACCCATTGCCTGTGCCTGAAACCTTACAACGGCTTCTGTAAGAACTGGATGAAACACACCAGATGCCCCTTGCCACGGTTGGCTACGTTCTTCTATCTTCATCCCAAGAAGATCTAAGCCTTTAACGTAGGCTCTTGCCCAGTCTTTTCTAGACTCACGATCAGAATTAAATTCTTCTACAAGGTTGGATGCCATTGATTGCAATTCAGCTTCATCAATAAGGTCAGCAAAATTAGCGTCGTGTTCAGGGCCAGCGAGTTCTTCCGTCAAGCTCCCTTCAAAATCAATAACCACTCCGCCGTCACCAGTATCTATCGATACAGCGTCAGGATTTACGATCTGTACTTCGATCTCTTCTGCGTCTGTTTCTTCGATGTCTAAATCTGATGGCTTCATTGGTTTTTCAATAGCCATTTAAGTCTCCTAAATGTGTGCACAAATTAATGATAGCAGATATTACTATCATACGTCTAGTGGCGAAGCAGATTTTGGTGGGGGTATCTGCTTCGCCGTGAAGCGTAAAAGGGAGAATACGCCTCAACTCATACTACACCAAGAAAAAAGGGGTCGCAAAGACCCCTTAGTTGGGAGGAGCAAAAAATGAAAAAACATCTTTGTATTTGCAGCCTAGCATAAAGACGTGTAATCTGTAAACAAAAAGGAAGTGTTATGGAAATCTCTATGCCAATAATATGGAATATTGTTGTTACTCTAGTTGTAGCACCTATGGCATGGTGGATAGGCCAGATGAATAGTGAATTAAAACGACTCAACATCTTATTAAACATGACTCGTGAAAATTATATTAAACGTGAAGATCATCAATCAGAACTGTCTAGGGTGGTAGATCATCTGGTTAGATTAGAAGGAAAGATAGATAAATTAGCAGAAAAGGTCTGAGTGCAGGGAGACGTTCAGGTGGGGTGTAACCATCGATCCAGTAAGTTGTGTAGCTTTAGCGACAGGGGCTTTTAAA